TGTATAGCAAAAGGAACCTCACTATAGAGGCGATAGTAGAACTCCTCCACACGACGGTTGGACTCAACCTGTTCTATCTGAGGTTTTATCTTAGCCCTAATACCTGGAGGTGACCAAGGACCCCATGCAGCATAACCAGCTGATGGTGACCATCTGAGCCAGGAAGGAACCCACTCAGCAGGTTTAGCAGTAGCCACATACTTTTGTTCTAACGCCTGTAACTCTTGGGTAGACGTCTGTACCTTCTCAAAGTGGAATTGGGTCTGTTTCTCCCACTCAGCCAGTTGTTTTTGTAAATCTTCTCCGTTAGGCATTATGTCACCCTCCCCATTCCTTCTTGAGGTGTAGTTGCTTCCTTAGCTGGAAATACTTCTCTCATAATAGCTTCCTCAGCAGGAGCAGTACCACGTCTAGTAGCCCCAGCCTGTCCCATCGCTGCCTGTTGAGGAGATAATCTTGTCTCCTGTGCTGCTGCTACCTTCTCATAAAGTTCGGCGGCATCAATTTGTCCCTTCTCTCTCAGTATCCTAGCTTGCTCCTTGAAGGCTAGTATTGAATCAGCCAGTACAGCCTCAGGACTCATCATAGCATCGTCCTTACGTACCTTAGCCTGCTCTCGTAATGGGTCTCTAACCTCAGGGAACATCTTATCCATAACAGTATCAGTGGATAGTCTGAAGGATGGGTCTAACATCCTGGCTACTGTGGCTCGTTGAATCAGGTAGCCTGGAATTTCTATATCAGCCTGGACATCAAAGTTAACCTCTTCTGGCATATTACTAGGAACTATAAACTTGTGAGGTTTGTACTTGGTTATGTTTAACAGTTTAATCCAATAATCGTTAATGTCGGAACGCAATCCTTTGTAAGCATCCATGTAAGGAGTCAACACCTGCAAAGCTGCTGAGGCTATATTAGCCATAGCCAGATAGCTCATTTGCATCTGGACGTTACCAAAAATAGCCCAAGGAAATAAACCTCGCTGAATCATATTGGAATACTCAAACATAGCGGTTCTAAGTTCTACAGGGATGGTTGGAGGCTGCATAGCACCTGCTGACTCTCCTACCGCTCCTCTAAGGATAGAACCCCACTTGTCCATATTTTCCTCAGTCATTATGGGAGTATCACCACTAGACAGCTCTAGGTAGTGAGGTTGAGCCACAGTTCTAACCAACTGCTGGGTAAACGTTAACATCTTGTTATAGTTTTTGGTTAAATCCTCATTAGTAGCCACGATGCTTTCACCAAAATGTTCCTGCCATCTAGGGTCTATTGCTCCTCTGTCAGGGAGGCCACCGACTGGAGAAATGAATAAAGGTAGCATACCAAGTTCACTGAGGATTGGGTCCTTCACCATTGGCTTGACAAACTCTGAACCCATAACTATGCCATTAACCACATCACCATCATCATCAAAACCCCAATAGTTATATAAGGTAGTATTATGGGTAAACGATTTAGTGACTGTCCAGCCCATCATTTTAACTTTCCTATTAGCTACGGCTGGCTTCATGGTATAGATATGGGCTGCTTCCATTAGACCTATCTCAGCAGAGCCAAACTCTGGGAAGACTTCTAAGGGATTCCACACCTCAGACCAGATTTTGTTCTCCTCCACCATACTGAATACATTGTACCAGCCAGTAGCTAACATTAAACCTATCAACTCACCTTTGAAGCTCTGGCGTCCCATTCTACGGTAGCGTTTTTCTTCCTCAGCCCAACGCTTGGCTATATAACCTTCCAAGTAACTGGTGGATTCAATCTCTTGAGGATTCAGGTCATCCTGGTCAATTTTATCAGCTACCAGGCTAGAGGTCATCAGATGTTTACCTAGGTTATACCCAGTCCTAGGGTCGTTGGAAGTGACTGACTCCATGCCATCCTGTTTTAACTCATCCTTCAGCCTGAGGATTTCATACCAGTCCTTAATCTTACGGGTTCTGGTACCCCAATTACTCTTTAATTTACCACATTTAGCGATAAGTTCTTTAGTATCCATTTAATTACCTCCTTAACAAAAACCACCTAGATGTAATAGAAACCAGACTACACCACTACCACTTAATCCTGCTCCAATCACCCATAAAGGCCACCAGACCTTGACTTGCCTTCTGGCTTGATGCGTGTAGGGCTCTTTTCTACACATAAAGTCATGCCACCACCAGTAATAAATTCTATTTATAAGGTTCTTCATTACCATTTCCATCCTGCACGGCCCATATATCCACGTTTCATAGGTTTAGGATTCATACAGCAGAGTCCTACTGCCAAACTCATTAGAATATCATTGGCTCCTACAACTGTAATTTTATCACCGACCAGCCTATGATTCCTCATCTGCTGGGCTATCTCAATATCATGGCAGGTAAAGTCCAGCAAATACTTATGGACTGTTTGTAGCATGTAATCCTTATTCTTACTGGTGGTTAGCCAGCCTGGTTCCATTGATGGTCTACCACTGACTATATCCTTGCGGTGGTAAATTGGTCTCCTACGCTTTAATAGCTCGGTAATAGCTAACCCATGACTATTGGCTTCCCAAGATATTTCAGCCCTATTATAATAATCAGAGGCTATAACAGCCTTCTTAACCGTTACCTCTGGGCTATATAATCCTGCATCCCTAGCACACCATCTAGGCTTGTAATTACCTTCAACATCTTGGTCGAAGGTCAACACACCTATAGCTGATTTGGTTACCTTAGCTTGACCAGGGTCAATGCAGACCATATACTTTCTACCCTTTTCAGGTTGATACCATATGTCTAAGCCCTCTAAATGATGAGGTGCTGGGTAGCAGTTCTTAGCCAGTTCATTAACAAGGAAGTCATCAAAATACATATCACCAGTGGCTAGGAAACAACTAACATCATCCTCAGGGAACTCTTGGTTAAACAAAAGCTCTAGTTCACCTGAACGCCTAAGGCTACGTTTCTCCTTGATTTTCCATCGTCTCCATCTAATCTGGTCAAAGGTTAATCCATGATTAGCTACCAGTCTATCCTCATCCTGACTCAACTTAAACTCTGGCTTGCCAGTCTCAGGTATGAACCTTTCAATCCTAGTATCACCCAGTAGGATGACATATTCCTTGTGCATAAACCAAGGATAGAAATGAGGAGTAAATGTTGACTTGCCTTCTCTAGCAGCCATATACATTTCATAGAAGTCGTTTTCCTGACCATTAGGAGTGGAAAACATATCAACAGTACCACCTGTTGGGACTCTATCCAATGCTGGTGAGATGATTGCTTCCATGGCTTTCGGAGGATAGTATGCTGCCTCATCAAATAACAGGTGATGTATGGTCTCTGCCTTACCTGCTGCATAGCTACGGGCTGAGGCTATATAGATAGAGCTAGTGCTTATTACTCTACCATTAACAGTAAACCTGAAGGTCTTTTCATAAGTGGAATTGTGGAAGATTTCTGGAAAACCAGGAATATGCAATCCCATTAAATGGTTATAGAAAAATGTTACCTTACTTAGTAGTCTTTCGGTAATGAAATCCTCATAAGCTATCAGGACGGTATTGGTGCCAGGAACAGTTAAGGTGTCTTTCAACCTCTTAGCTATTCTCTCGGTACTAAACCCTACCTGAGCAGGCTTGACCCAAATGTCCATACCCGTTTCTGTGCCATCAACATCAGCCTGAATGTCATTATAGGTGAAAGGAACTATTCTCCGTTGCTTGTTTTCAACAACGAATAATGCCTCAATAAATTTCCTGTCATCCTTTATTAGTTCTCTGAGGGTCTGTTCAGCAGTAATCAATGTTTCTCCACTATTGACGAGCCTAATGGGAAGGTAGAGTTAGGCATAAAATCAACATAAACAAATTCGGGAAATAATGCTACTATGGACTTAACCACTCCAGCAGGAGGTATGTCACCCTCATGCCTGATTAAGATTATCGGGGTAGAGGAACTAGGATGAGTGATGTCATATTGCCTCTCCATGTTGGTAAAAATAGAGTCTAGTTCTTTCCTGACTAAATCAATGCTCCAACCCATTTTAACCTCCTATTCAACTCCATTAACCTTTAATATATCCGCTATGGCTACACCATTTATCTTGGCTATTGAGGCGTTGGCTACTCCAAGGAATTTGTGCGTCCAACCTTCTGCCCCACTCGTAGCCTGAGTTAAATCTGCTGTTAAAACAGAATATAATGTTGTAGCTGTTTGATACCCCCAGGCTCGGATATAATAGGTGGTGGCAGATTGAGGATGGGGTAGTGAATAAGAAATTCGAAATGCACAATCATAATTTGAGGAATCAGTCCAAGAGGCGTCATAACGAGTCCAAAAACCTTCCACAATGTCACCAGTTTGCAACCAAACACTTACGTAGTTGCTAATATCTCCATCAGCATATTCCACAGTAAAACGCAAGTCTTGTTTAGTAGCATTTTCAATTTCACACTCATAATCATATCTTGTAACCCCTGTTGTTAAATCATCAGCAGTTACTGTCGCTACTGTTCCTACAATACCATCATCTGAAACCTTACGGATTCTCACGTAGAACGAACCAGAAGGACTACCATACTTGTTTAGATAGAAACTTAATTGAGTAATAGTAGAAACAGGGAAATCATTTATCCTTTGTCCAGCTCTATTGTAGGATATATCATCCAGTTCTTGATTACCAGCTGATAAATCCTGAATTATGGTTTGGGCTGGTTGAATAGTTGCACTTTCCCCAGTATCAAAGTAAGCCCCATACCCATCGGCTACACCTGTTGGATAAGCACCTGTATTGAACCTGATTAACGTCTTATCGCTGTTAGCCCCCTTTGTCCATGTCAGGTCAATAGTGGTATCAGTCTGTGAAGGGCTGGCTAAACTCGTTGGTGGGCTAGGGTATGGAGTATAAGTAACCCTAATCTCCACCTCGCCAACATGTGCTGTATTACCCTTGGCAATGTCATTCATCTCAACATCGCAGTCAAGAGCGACAACGGCAGCCCATGTCCAGGAGGGTGCGTTTGTATCAGTTGTTATGTCCTGATATGCCTTCCATTCAGGGGTTGTGCCAGGGACTACAACATGATTATCTCCATCGACACTTCCTCCAAAAACAGGTCGCAAAATGGTCTGGTCATCTACATCACCGTAACCATAGAAGCGAAGTTCAACTTTTGTGATAGTGCCTAAGTCAGTTCCAGGGCAGTTATTACCAATCAGGCGGTGAACTTGACCATCTGTTGTAGTCGCAGCATAGCTGGCATCTGTCCCATCAACCATGTTCTCAGGCGTGGTTTCCCAAAGTTCGGATGCGTGGTTGTCATTGAAGTAATAGGTAACTGGACTAGCCATCTAACACCACCGCCTCAAAACCAAAACTACAACTGGGCAACAACAGATGACCAGCTTCTATATCTTCACTAGTAGGATAGACAGGGCAGTTGTCGTTAAACCACCTTATCTGAGCATCGGTTATTTTATTGCCCTTGCTGTCCTTGACTGTAGTAATAGGTTTACCACCTCTGCCCAAAATAAGGCAATGCCCATACATACCAACCTGGAGAGTGTCAATGTAGAACTTACATCTATCCTCTCCAAGTTCAATGCAGGGGTTTTCAAGCATAAGGCCACCTAACTCCACAGATAGGCAGCATTTACCACAGTTGTTACAGCTTCCTATTTTGGTATAGAGCATTATGCCAACTCCACATAACTATTATCAGGGCAGAAAAATAACTCATCTGCTGTATTCCCATAGCCAACAATTCTTACCACAAAATTGGTTGTTCCTGTGGGTGCAGTTGAGGTCATATCCCCAGCCGTAGCTGCCGAAATAAATACTGGAGCGTCTACGGTAAAGGCATAGTCAGCATCAGACCGTACTTTACCAAACAGTAACACTGTCATAGCGTTTCCGTTTGCTACCTGTGCTACTGTTACATTGATGCCCAGTTTAACCGCTCCAGATGTGGCTGTAGCGTCTGCTTTAGCCAGCATCCACTCGCCATCTCCAACACTATGATAAACTATATCACCGAAGTCTAGTGTAGCTCCAGCAGTACCAGCCTCTACTATCCCAGACCACTTCTGGTCGGCACTCAGGGAAGCATCTAAAATTAAGCCTATATTTTCTGGTAGTGTAGATGGCAAGAGTTGCATCGTAGCTTCTGTCATTGCAATAGCTCCTCGTAAAGTTTCTTATACTCAACAGCAGCCTTTTCCATATTAAAGTGTTCATCGGCATAGGCCCTACATTCTTTGGCTACCATCTCACGACCTTTGGCCTGTATGTCCTTCCAACATTGTTCCACTGCTTCGGCAATAGACTCAAGGCACCAAGTTTTAGCAATATAGGGAGTGTAATCCTCTCCCCCACAGTAAGATACCACTGGTATGCCCATAGCCATCGCTTCCATTACTGAACCCCTGGAGTGTACTCCATGAAGGTTATTATTAAATGATATATCGGCTCCCCTGATATAAGGCTTTATATCTCCGGTCAAGAGTTGGATAAGTTCACAATTACTCTGATTATGCATCAGTTTTGAGCGGACAAAGATATTGCGCCAGGTTGGAGAATCAACCAGTGGTATCGAGAAGAAGTTTAATCTGGCAGAGGGAATTCTCTTTCTCACATTCTCCATCGCTAGAATTATATGCAGCGGTATCTTATTAAGCCTTATGGTATCTGCTGATATGATAGCAGGGTGATTTGCGTACTCATACGCCCAACCATTGAGACTA